ATTAACAAATGGCAAAAAAACCATCACTAGATCAAAAGAACAATACGAAGCAAATATAAATCATTTTATTAAAAGAGGTTTTACTCCTCTTGATAATGTTAAAAAAGAAATTAAAAAAGCGACTATAAAAGACATTTCTGATAAAGTTGTTGAATTAAAAACAAAGAAAAGAAAAACAAGGAAAAAGAAATGAATGATATAAAAAAATATTGGAATATGGCAAAAGATAATCCTAAAGTAACTGCTGGTGTTATTATTGTTGCTGTTATCATATTAACTTGGGTATTCTAATATGGCTAATTATACAGGTGCTAATGTAATTAATGCTGGAGATGTATCAAACTATCAAGCAGATGTTTATGATTTTGGTTTTTCCTCTACATCATCAGAGGTTACTTTTTTTATAGAACAAACAACAAATGATATTTTAAGACAATTAAGAACTGAATGGTGGTCAGTATATAAACAGAATGTATTTACTGATATAACAGTTTTAAATACTGCTGAGATGGATAATACAAAAGTTAATTTAGATCAGTTTAAAAGGGCTGGTGCTTATTTATTTTTAGGAAGATTTTTTTTACCAAACTTAACAAAATTTAGACCTGAAACAGATAAAGACAAATTTGAAAGAATGGCTGAGTATTATATGTCAGAATATAATAAGGAATGGAGAGCAATTTTAGAAGATGGTGTTGAATATGATGCAACAGCAGATGGCACTATACAGGTTAATGAACGAGAGCCTTTACATGGATTTAGAAGATTGACTAGATAATGGCTTTAGATGTTAAGATAAAAACAAACAGCAAAGCTATAGAGAAAAGATTTCAAAGATTAGAGAGTAAGTTTCCATCTATTATTGATAAAGGTATTCTACAAGGTGGTTTCCAATTATTAGATATTGTTAGAACTAAAACAGCAAAAGGGGTTGATTTCAGAGATACACCATTTGCTCCATATTCTGCTAGTTATCTAAAACAATTACAAAGAGAAGGAAAACCAACCAAAGTAGATTTATTTTATTCAGGAAGAATGTTAGGTGCATTAACACCATCAAGAAGAACTATTAAGAAAACAGGTAAAAACAAAGTATCTATATCATTTAGTAATGCACAAATGAGACAGAGAGCATTATTCAATCAAGTATTGAACGAGCCTAAAAGAGAATTTTTTGCCTTTAACAATAGAACAGAAAAGATTATAAACAAACAATTCAACAGATTTGTTGCAAAAGAATTAAAGAAAATGAAACTATGAGTGTAAGAGAAAATATAGCATCTAATTTATTATCAGTTATATCTGCAATATCTAGTCCTGATATTATAAAAGCAACTAGACAACCTTTTCAATTAGACGAGTTATCAGATAAACAATATCCAGCAGTAATAGTTCAAACATCAGAAGAAACTAGAGAAGATTCAGAATTAGGAGATGGTGCTAGAACTAGAATAGGCACTATTGATTTTGTTATACTTGGTTTTGTTAAAGGTGCAGAAGTTAATATAGATACAAAAAGAAACGAATTGATTACTGCTATTGAAACTGCATTAGAATCTGATATTACAAGAAGTAGCAACGCACTAGATACAGAAGTAACAAGTGTAGAAACAGATGAGGGTACATTGTTTCCTATTGGTGGTATAAGAATGGTTGTAAGATGTACTTATGAGTTCCAAGCTGGAACTCCATAAACAAGGAGAAGATATGGCAAGTAAAGATAAAATTATAGATAAAATTGAAAAAAAGATAGATGCAATAGAAAAGTTGCACGATAAAGAATCAATCATGTGTGAAGAAGTCAAAGATTTATTAGCTGATTTAAGAGACCAAGAAGAAGATGAAAAATGGGAAGATGACTCAGAAGAAGATTTTGACGAAGATAATGATGACGAAGATATTGACGAAGAAGAAGAAAACTAATAAAAGGACTTATGGCTAAAGACATTAAATTATATAAAGATGGGCATGAAATAAAAATTAACGAAACTCAACTTGAAAATTTTTTAGATTTAGGCTGGAAACAAGAAAAACAAAACAAGCAAACAAGTAAAAAGGAAAATAAAACATGGCAACACATCATGGAAAAGAAGGAGTCGTAACTGCTGGAGGATCAGGTATTGGCGAACTAACAGGTTTCACTTTAGAAACTACTGCTGATGTTGTAGAAGATACAGCTTTAACAGATGCAACTAAATCATTTGTTGTTGGAAGAACATCATTTTCAGGAACTCTTGAAATGAGTTATGATGAAACTGACTCTCCACAACAAACACTAACTGCTGGAAGTGAAATAGCTTTTATTTTATTACCTGAGGGTAATAGTTCAGGAGACGAAAAATTTACAGGAACAGGAATTATTACAGGAATGTCAGTCACTAATGGCATGGATGCAGTAATTACAAGATCTGTCACTTTTCAAGGCACAGGAGCATTAACAAGAGGAACTGTCTAATAATATTTTATGAAATTTATTGACAGAGCAAAATCTCATTTTGAGTCTCTTGGTGTTCAACATATTGAAGTTGAAGAATGGAAAGACGAAGCTGGTAATCCAAGTGTAATATATTGGAATCCAATTACTCTATCTGAAAAAAATAAACTATTTAGAAAATCTGATAATCTTAATGATGTGAGTATTCTTGCTGATATTCTAGTTATGAAATCACTAGATAAAGATGGCAACAAATTATTTACATTAGAAGATAAACTTGGTTTGATGCACAAAGTTGATTCTGATGTACTCTCTAGGATAGCAACTGCTATGGTACAAGCTATCAATCCTGAACAGGTAAAAAAAAACTAAAATCTGAGCCTCAATTAAAGAATTGTTTTATTGTAGCTGATAGACTAAAAATATCTTTAAGAGAAGTTTTACAAATGGAAGAATGGGAGTATAACCATTGGTTAGGCTATCTTTTATTAGAAAGCGAAGAACACGAACAAGCTATGAATAAAGCGAGGCACAGATAATGGCACAAAATTTAGTATTAAATATATTAGCAAAAGATAAAACCAAACAAGCTTTTAATGGTGTCAGGGCTGGATTATCAAATTTAAGAAGTGCAGTATTCTCTGTTCAGGGTGCAATTATTGGTATTGGTGGTGGACTTGCTATTAAATCAATTTTAAATGTTGGCTCAACTGTTGAACAATTAAGATTAAGATTCGCTTTCTTATTTAAAGGTGTCAAAGAGGGAGACAAAGCTTTTCAAGGATTAATAGACTTTGCTGGTAGAGTACCTTTTTCACTAGAGGAAATTCAAGCTGGTGCTGGAAACTTAGCTGTTGTCACAAAAAATGCTGAAGAATTAAATGAAGTTTTAAAACTTACAGGTAATGTTGCATCGGTCACAGGATTAGATTTTAGAACAACAGCAGAACAAATACAAAGATCATTTTCTTCAGGTATTGGTAGTGCAGATTTATTTAGAGAAAGAGGTGTTAGAGCATTATTAGGATTTAAAGCTGGAGTACAGGTCACAACAGAAGAAACAAAGAAAAGATTTAGAGAATTATTTGGAGAGGGTGGAGAGTTTGAAAAGGCTACTGAAGTTCTATCAACTTCATTTACAGGTACTTTATCAATGCTATCTGATAAACTATTTAAGTTTAGATTAGATACAGCACAAGCTGGTTTCTTTGATTTTATAAAACAAGGATTAGCAGAAGTTAATAAATTAATAGAAAACAACTCTGAAGTATTAACAAGTTTTGGACAAAAGTTATCTGCTGGTCTTATTACAGCAACAAAACAAATTATATTAGGTAGTGCTGTAATTATACAAGCAATAAAACCAATATTTTCTTTTGTTGGACAATCCTTGTTAGGTCTTTTTGATTTTTTAAGAACTTTGCCTGAGGGAGTTAGGACTTTTGGTATTCTTGGTTTCTTAATGCTTGGTGGAAAAGGCAAAGCATTAGTTATTATAATAGGTGGTTTTATAGATGAAATAAGATCAATGATGGGTAGCTTACTCATGGATTTTGCTGGTTTCAATCAAAAGATATTAGAGATAAGAAAATCACTTGGATTAGTAAGTGATGAAAATTTTGTTAAAATATTAAATCAAAACAATCAATTAGTTGGTATAGCAACAAACTTAAAGAAACCAATAAATGAATATAGAAAAGAACTTGAAGCAACGAGTGATGGTTTAGATACAACAACTAAAAAATTAAGAGAATTTTTAAATAGTTTAGAAGCAAAAGCTTTACTATCAGCAAAACAAGTAGAAGAAATATTAAATAAACTAAAAGGTGCAACAGAAGAAAGTAAAAAGGTTGGATTAGAATTAGGTAAAGTAAAAGACAATATACTTACTGCATTTAAAAAAGATTTTGAATCTATAAACCAAACATTGGGTAAAATGGCACATAGTGGTATCAAAGCATTTTCAAGATCATTAGCTGAAGCTGTTGTTATGGGTAAAGACTTAAATATGTCTATGAAACAATTAGCACAAAAAATTATGGTTGATTTATTAGCATTTACAATTCAAATAGTAATACAAGAAGCTATTAGATTTGCACTAGCTGGTAAAATTTTTAAAACAAAAGATAAAGAAAAAAATACTGCAAGAGAACTTGGTATTTTAAATAGCATTGACAATGCCTTACACAAAACAAAACTACAAACATTAAAAGCACAAACAGCAGAAATGGAAAAACAAAAAAAAATACAAGCTACAACAATGTTAATGTCAGGAAACCCTTTAGGATCCT